GCGCTGCAGATCACGATCAACAACAACGCGCCGAACGTGGCCGTCGCCACGCGCCAGACGCCCGAGGGCCTGGAGATCACCGTCGAGCAGGTCAAGGCCGCGCTGGTGGCCGACGTCCTGCGCGGTGGCAACGACTTCGCCTCCGCCGCGGAGAGCGCCTGGGGTCTGAGTCGCGGCCACGCTGCGGCCTTCTGAGGGCGACGACATGGCGACCACCGCTCTACTCGAAGCCCGCGCCTCGGCACCTACCGGCGAGGCCATCGTCCAGACCCTGGAGCTTCGGCACCCGCTGTGGGCCGAGCCCTACTACCTGACGTCGTGGCCGAGGGCCTTCAGCGCGCTGCTGGAGAACGGGGCAGACGCGACCTTCGAGCCGTTCCCGTTCGCCGTGACCCTGCCGGCCGTCGATGGCGCGGGCCAGCAGGACATGCAGATCACGATCACCAACGCCGACCAGAGCATCGCCGACGCGGTGCGGGTCGCGCATCAAGACCCGAGCACCAGCATCGAGGCGGTGTATCGCGAGTTCCTGGGCTCCGACCTCGGCGCGCCGCAGTCAGCCCCGGTGCGCCTGACGTTCAACGCGATCCAGATCACCGAGGACGCGGTCAGCGGCGTGGCCGGCCGCAGCGATGTGCTGAACCGCCGCTTCCCTGGCATCTGGTACGACGTGCAGCATTTTCCGGGGCTTGACCGATGAGCGCGCTGGACGTCAACGACCTGATCGGCAAGCCCTGGCAGCGCGATGCGCGCGGGCCTGATGCCTTCGACTGCTGGGGCCTCACGCGCGAGATCCTGCAGCGCCTGCGGCCCGGCGAGTCGCTGCCCGACTGGCTGGTCGAGGGGATGACGCGCCAGCGGCAGGCTGAAATCATGGCCGGCGCTTCGACGATCTATGGCGACCGCATCGAGGCGATGGAGCACGGCGCGCTGGTGCTGGTGCCCAGGCTGGCGCACATCGCCATCGTCGTCGGCCGCTTCGTCATCACCACGCACCGCAAGGGCGGCGCGGTCGCTGTCACCGCGCACGACTTCGCGGCCCGCTTTCCCGCCATCGAGGTCTACAGATGGCGCGCCTGATCGTCCTCTACAACCCGCTCGACACGAGCCGGCGGCGCAGCTTCGACCTGCAGGCCGGTACCGACCTGGGCGCGTGGCTCGACGAGTTCGAGCCGCTGGGCGGCACCATGACCCGCACGGTATGGGTCGGTGGCGAGGCCATCGAGACGGCCGGCTACATCGTCGGCCAGCACGACGAGATCCTGGCCGCGATGCGCCCGGCTGGCATCGAGATCACCGCCGCGATGATCTGGCAGGCCGTGATCGGCGCGGTGATCGGTGCGGCCATCGGCTTCGTGATGGGCAAGCTGTTCGGCCCGAAGAAGCCGAGCGCGGGCAACACGCCGAGCCCGTCGCAGGTCTATGGCATCGCGCCGACGCGCAACGCCGCGCGCCTGGGTGAGCCTATCCCGGTTGCCTATGGCAGCTTGATCCTCGTGCCCGATTACGCCAGCCAGCCCTACACGGCCTTCGCCAACAACAACCAATACTTCGCGGCGATCCTGTGCCTGGGCGAAGGCAACCATCAGGTGCACGAGATGCTGATGGGCGACTCGTCGGCCTCTGGCCTGCCGCCCGACGTCGCCTCGTATCAGGTGTTCAACCCGCAAGACCACAACTCGACCTATGGGGCGATCCAGGCCGCGACCGGCGTGCATGAGAACGTGGTGAGCAGCGCCGATGTCAGCGATCAGGAGCTGCTCGCGCCGAACGACACCGCGAACTACACGCCATCGACCTGGTACTGGCAGAACATCGGCGAGGTCAACAGCGCGACGTTCCCGCCCGGCGCGCTGGACTTCAGCTTCTACACCGAGGAGCAGATGCTGGCCGGGCTGCCTGCGAGCCCGGCGCTGGGCACGACGGTCGAGGCCGTGACCTACTACTACGGCGAGTCGCCGGACATTCGCTACAACGTGATCACCTGGCTGGCTTCGGCCTACGACTCTGCAGTCCCTGTCTCGCCCGGCTCTCTCGTGCCGCCGCCCAGCAGCCCTGATGCCGGCACGCCGCGATGGATCGGCCCCTTCGAGACCTGCAAGCCTGGGCAGCACGGCACGAAGATCGAGCTGGACTTCGTGTTCGCTGGTGGCCTGTTCACGATGGACAGCGGCGGCAACCTGAACACCCGCGCCATCGACGTCACGGTCGAGTACACGCCGATCAATGACGACGGCGCGCCGACCGGCGCAGCGCTGACCCATGTCGAGGCATTCACCGCCGGCAGCAACACGCCGCAGCGTTTCTCTCGACCGTTCAACGTTCCATCTGCGCGCTACCGCGTGCGCGTCAGGCGCAACACAAACAGCGACGGCAAGGCGAACACCAGCGACCGCATCAACTGGACCGGATTCAAGTTCTATCTCGACTCGCCGGCCGCCGGCGCGACGGTCTACGGCAACGTGACGCTGGTGGTCGTCAAGCTGAAGGCCACGAACGGCGTGGCATCCGATGCTGCCAGCGCGATCCGCTTCCGCGTGACTCGCATGCTCGCGCCGCTGGGCGTCGGTGCGCTGGCCCCGACCTCGAACCCTGCCGACGCCTTCGTCGACATTCTTTGCGCGCGCTATGGCGGCAACCGGCCGAACAACGGCGACGAGCTGGACCTGCCGCTGCTGGCCGAGCTGCGCGCGAAGTGGGCGTACCACAACGGCTTCAACGCGGTGTTCGATCAGCCCAGCACCGTCTGGGAGGCGCTGGGCCTGTCGGTGCAGACGGTGGTGGCCGCGCCGCTGCCCATCGGCTCGCGCATGTCGATCATCGAGGACGGACCGCAGCCGGTGCGGGTGCAACTCTTTACCGACGCGAACACGGCGGCTGGCTCGCTGCAGGTCACGCATCAGTGGGACCGCGCCGGAACGCCGGCCGGTGTGCGCGTCGAGTACCGCGACCCGCGAACGTTCAGCGCGGCGACCGTCTTCGAGCCTGTCGGCGCGCCGGACTATCAATCGATTGATCTGTTCGGCTGTACCTCACAAGAGGTCGCGCAGCAGCACGCCGATCTCACGATGGACCGCCGCCGCCTGCAGCGCGTCAATGCGAACTTCACCACCGAGCTCGAGGGCCTGTCCTGCCTGCCTGGTCAACGCATCGGCATCCAGTCCAAGACCATGCGATGGGGCGCGGCCGCCTGGGTGATCCAGATCGAGGACGGCCTCAAACTGCACGTCAGCGAGCGTATGCCCTGGCAGGACGGCGTCGTGCATGCGGTCGTGCTTCGAGATCCGACCGGCAAGCCGTACACCGTCGTCGGCGTCACGCGCGGCGAGACCGACGACATCATCGTGTTGCCTGGACCGCCGCCCTTCGAGATCCTCGACCGCCTGGCCTTGAGCGAGCCGACGCATCTGGCTTTCGGTGAGCATGGCCTCGAGGTCACCGACTGGACGGTGCAGCGCATGCGCCCGCAGGGCCAGCAGGTCGTGATCGAGGCCATCAACTACGCGCCGGCCGTCTGGGCGCGGGCGCTGCCACACCAGCGCGAGGTCTAGCCATGGTCATCTACCCGGCATCCTTCCCCTGCCCTTCTCGCATCGAAGGCCACGGCCAGGCCATGTCTGCCGGCCTGGTGCGCACGCCGATGGAGGCCGGCAACGCGCGCCAGCGCAGATCGCACAAAGTGCTGCCCACGCGCATCAGCCTGGTGTTCATGGTTCACCAGCCCGAGTACGCGTCGTGGCTCACCTGGGTGAACGAGAACGCCTGGGAGGACTGGGTGACGATGAAGCTGCCAGGCCTTGCGGCGAGCCGCCTGGGCCTGGACACGGCCGAGATCAACGTCCGGTTTATGACCGACCTGCAGGCCGACCTGCTGCCGGTGCATCGGCTCTGGTGGTGGCGCGTTCGCGTCGAGGCCGAGTACGTGCCGACGCCCGAGCAGCTCACACCCATCTTCACCGGCGATTGGATCGTGGCCGGCGTGCCCGCTTTCCCTGCGCCCGATTGGATCGTGGCTGGCACGCCGGCCGACCCGTCACCCGACTGGATCAGCGCCGGCACCGCGCTGGCGCCAGCAGCCTAACGAGGGCCACGCTCATGACAACAGAATTCAAACGCATGCGGCAGATCGTCGACAGCCACGCCGACTGGCTTGTCAATGACCTGATCCTGGGCGACGGCGAATTGGCCATCGAGCGCGACGGCGAGAACGGCGACATCAAGGTCGGCGACGGCGTTAAGAAGTTCTCCGAGCTGCTGGGCGGCGCCGCGGTGCTCGGGTGGGACTCGGCCAAGGCTTACACCGCCGCGCGTTCGGTCGCGTGGAAGCTGCAGAACGACGTCCACCATATCTTCGAGGTCATCCCGCCCAGCCAGCACGCCGCGATCCTGGCCTACACATCGACCTACGACGCGACCACCGACCTGAACGAGGCGCTGCGCAAGTGGTCGACCGTGCTGCTGCCTGATGGCAAGCTCCGCACGACGCGGCCGATCAACATGACCGCGCGCCGCGACCCGAGCGGTGGTGGCGCCTTCGCAGGCAGGCGCTTGATCGGCCGCGGCGCGTCCAAGTCCATCATCGACGCCTACCCCGGCGCCTATGCCTGCATCGACCTGACCGGCTCGAGCCTCTGCACGGTGGCTGGCATCAACTTCCGTTCGGACAATCCGCCGGCAGGCATGGGGCCGGCCAACTGCGCCTCGGTCGGGATCATGCTGCGCCGGGGCAGCACCAACGCGTACAACCAGAACTGCCACAAGCCGCGGCTCATCGAAGTCCTGTTCAACCTGACTTCGGACATGGCGCGCAACGGTGGCCAGGGCACCATCGGCCTGGCCTGCAGCGGGTCCGAGCACGTGGTGACGGACCACTTCCAGGCCTACGCGAACCTGCCCTTCTGCGCCGAGAACGTCTTCAGCGCCGGCATGCCGGACAGCTCGGCCCACCCGACGCATGGCGGCGAGTACGAGCCGCCCTTCGCCGGCTCGATCAGCACGACGATCCACGAGCACCGCTCGATGATCCTGGTCGCCTACGACTCGTTCCGCGCGATCAAGCTGCGCCAGGTCGGGAACTTCGAGTTCGCCAGCTTGTACACCTCGACGCGCAAGCTGGTCGCCTCGGTGCCGGCCTATGCCGAGAGCTTCCACCTCGACACTGTCGCCAACCTGCGCATGGTCTGCTACCAGGAGGTGTCGGGCAAGTTCGGCAGCACGTATCGCATGGACCACCGCTACGCCACGTTCATCGGCCCGATGGATGGCGTCAAGATGCTGGTGCGGCGCGGCGCGCTGGACATGGGTTTCACGATGCCGGCGTCGCCGGCTTCGAGCCTGCACCTGGAGAACGGTGCCGCGCTGCTCCAGAGCGAGTTCGACTGCAACTACCTGGTCGGGATCTACAACGACAGCGTCGACAACAACGGCTTCGCGCTGGACCCGGTCACCTACAGCGGCACGCCGAACTTCCTGCGGGGCGTGAAGCTGACGCTCGACCATGCCGGTTCGCACAGCGCGAACATCTTCGCGGCCATCGGCCCGTACTGCAGCGGCGTCGAGTCGGTGAACTACCTGACCGCCGACGTCTGGCACCAGGGCAATGGCTACATCGATCAGCAGCTGCGCTCGACGCCCATCGTTGCAGTGCCGCAGCTCGGCATGACCGGTGTGGTTTCGGCCGGCTTCGTGATGGGCACCGGCTATCCGGCGGGGTGGCAGTGCTGGGTCTACAACGACTCGGCCGCGCCCATCGTCATCACCGCCGGCTCCGGCCTGACGCTGCGCCTGTCCGGCACCACGACGGTCGGCAATCGAACCATTGCGCCGCGCGCCCGCGCGCACCTCTGGTACCTGAACTCGGGCGAGGCAATCGTCGAAGGGGCCGGCGTCAGCTGATCGGTCAATGGAGCACACACGATGAAAACCACTCTCGCGCGCATGCGCCAACTGATCGGCACGACCGCCGACTGGCTCGCACAAGACCTCGTCATCGGCGACGGCGAGGTGGCCGTCGAACGCGCCGGCATGCTTATCAAGTTGAAGGTCGGCGACGGTGTCAAGCGCTATTCGGCGCTGCCGTTCGTTACCACCTCACAGACCAGCATCCCGCCCGAATACCTGACGCAGACAGAGGGCGATGCCCGATTCTTGAAGCTCGTCGATGTTGCATCGACGGCGTCACCGAACAAGGTGCCGCGCATGGGGCCTTCTGGCCTGCTGGCACGCAGCATGATTCCGGCCGTTGCTTCCTCGGCCGGGCCTGCTGATGCCGGCAAGATCGGCGCGCTGTCGTCAACCGGCAGGTTTCATCCGTCGTTGGTCACCGTGACGACGGGTGGCTACAAGGGCACCGCCGATGCGACCGCGCCGGTGCCTGCTGGAACGTTCAAGGCTGGCGATTACTTCATCAACACAACGGCAGGCCTCGTGCACGCGTCATGGGGGATGCCTGGCGGCACGGCGGTTAGCGTCGGCGCACAAATGATATGGGACGGCGCCAGGTGGCAAACCGTCGTAGGCAGCGGCGAGACCGTGCCCGACACCAACGTGGCCACATTGCTGCCGTTCCCCGGCGCCGTCCCACGTACCCAGAACGACGTGAACGCCGACCACATCAATGCCGCCGGCCTCGGCGCATCCCCTGGTGCCTCTGCGGCAGTCAACACCGCTGCCATCCAGGCCGCCATCGACGCTCTTTTCAACTCAGGCCGGCGTGGTTTCGTGCATCTATCTGCTGGCTTT